TGTTCAAGACAAGGATTACCACCTGCTACTCTATGGTCTTTATCATCTCCACCATTTTTCATTCTTGAATAGTGTTTCATATTTTCTAACCACGCAAGCCCTGGTTCTCCATTATCACATATTCTTTCTGCTATATCTGTATAATCTTGTCCTAATTCAGCAAATACTGAATTGTTAGATGTCCAACCATATTGTTCTCTATGTGGATTCTTTTTATAATTTTTTAGATTGATATATTCTTCTGACGATGGGTCACCAAAAACTATTTCAGCAGTTCTTCTAACATTACCTGCCACTACACATTTACCAATAAGATTCATTATATCTACGATTGTAGTTACTGATATAGGTTCACCTATATTTTTGTCTAATACTTTCCGTATATCATTATGAACTTCTTTAAGTGGTTCGTGACCGCTTGATACACCACCAAATCCTTTAATAGGTTCACCGGCATCTCTTATTTTTGAATAATCAAAATCAACAGCCGTTATACCAAGAAAATATGAATCAAGTAATCTAGCCATTGACTCAACCCAACCTTCTCTTGTATCAGGTATCACATATGTTTCTGTTTTTCTATCAGTTTTAGGACCTCTTACTACAAATTGTCCTGCACCTTTTGTATCAAATCCTACACCAACTCCAACCATTGAAGCATCCATTAAGAATGTAAATGGTTTTGATAAATCTTCTTTTAGATTGTCAGTTGATACAAAAGCACAATTGTTAAGGGCGGCGTATAAACCTCGTTCTTCTGTTATTGGAGTTCCCATTGCCCAAAGACCTCGGCCTGGTGGTAGAAATTTCATATTAAATATTCTGTCGTACATTTCTTGAGCACTTCGTTGTGCCTGCCACGCGTTCCACCCTAAATGATGTGATTCTATCCATTTCTTTTGCATGTTGTAAGTACCTTCAACGACTCGTTGAACGGTTTCCCACCACATCTCGTTTTTTCCATCTTCTTTTAATCTTGAATATGTTCTCATATAAACGAGTTCACCTAATCCATTAAAACCAAAAGGTGCTCTTTTTCGTTTATAACTATCAATAAAATTTTCGGACAAACGAAATTTTCTATAGTCCATTTATATCTCCTCGCTTAATTTTATAACCTTTGTGGGGTCATATATAAATATTATTTATCTTCATTTTCATCAGAAGAATTTTCAATAATTGTACAAGAATATGTCCAATAATCTTCTGGTACTTCTATGTAAATTGGATATTTCATTAATCGTCTCCCATCATATCATCAAATTTAGATGATAATAATTTTCTTGATAAATTATCTCTATTATCAATTTTTTGTTGTTGTTCTTTACCACCTACTGATGAAGATTCAAATATCTCCATTTTACCAGTATTTGTATTTACTTTAGCGGGATAAGTAATACCATCAGGACCGAATCTATTCTTGATAACATGGAATCTACCCGTATTACCTATCTTATCTTCTACTTTTCTACTTAATGACATTACAAAATCTGCTGTCATAACTTTTTGATATGATTCAGATACTTTTGTAGCTTCAATCACATCTTCATCAAGAGCACTTCTATTAGCTTGTGATGCAGTCCATATTGGTATTTCAAATTCACCGGCTAATCCTCTCAAGTCTTCATATATGTTACCAAGTGCATGTCTTACCTCTCTTGAATTACTTGTATCTCTTAATATATCCGCATAATCTACGACTACCATATCTACTTCAGTTCCAAGATTGATGATTCTTTTCAAATGAGCTGATAATGTATTTACAGAAGCTGTTTTTGTTGGAAAATACTTGATAACTAAATCACCTTTTAATTTTTCCATTTCACTTTCAACATCTTCTTTATGATATTTAAGATTTTGATTTGCTACACCTGTAAATATTGAATCATATCTCAAACCAACATAAGCCTCGTTCAACTCTAATGAATAATGAACTATATGTTTTCCTCGTTTCATCGCGTTTGCACCGATAGCAGCCAACACCCAAGTTTTACCAACACCAGCTGGAGCAACAATCACACCAAGTTCTCCACCACCTAAACCACCTTGTGTTAATTCATCAATTACTTCCCAACCTGTTGATACCGTTTCTCTAGCTGTTTCTGAATATCTATCTTCAATATGTTCAATATATTCGTGTCCTATGTTTCTTTCCGTACCAGCATTTAAAGCATCATCAACTAATCTTTTTATTTGTTCATAATCACCTTTACTCTCTAATATTTCAACTGATTGTAGAATAGCACTTTTCAATGTTTGATTCTTAAAGAAGTCAAGACATTTATCTTGTATAAAATCTAAATCAGGTGCATCCATATATCTAAATATCTCTTTTAGATTTTCAACTACTGATGTCTTTAATATATCATTTTCAATTTCATTTGTTTTTACTTTAAACACATCAAGAGTTATACACTTTCTATATTCATCAAAATATTTTTTACATTCTTTTACAATCCATTTTAAAGAATCACTATCGTAATTACTTTCATCTAAAATATCGTGAATTTGTTCAAGAAAAGTTTGATTCTTCATCAAAGATGATATTGACTTAACTTGAAATGTATGTCCAAATTCTGTTAATTTATCCATTTAATCCTCTAAATCTATCTAATCTAACAAATTCCATAATCCAAGTATCTAGATTTTTAATTTGTGTAGATAACTTATCTTTTAAAAACATTGTTTGAAATTTATACTTAATCAATTGTGGAACATCACCATTCACAGCACCTTGAATTTTCATCTTCGTATGATTTGGTATGTCTACATTGTTTAATTGCATAAGTAAATAATTTCTCTTAATAATATTACTACTATTTTTTATATTTTCCAAGACTTTTATTTTTTTATCTGAATTTCCTACAAATGTTAGTAATTCTTTTACATCAAATTTTTCATCAGACGAAATTTTCGGACAAAATTTTTGTAGACTTTTAAGACCAACACCTCTAACACCATCTATATTATCTGACTTGTCACCATCTAATATTCTATATGTTAAAAAATTATGTGAAGGTATACCATACTCATCAAAAACTTGTCTATTATCATAAAGTTTCTTTTTTGTTGGACTCCAAACTTTCACTCTATCGTCTACTAGTTGTATAAAATCTTTATCTGTAGACATAATAAATATATCACTATCTTTTAAAATTTGTTGTGATATATAAGCAATAGTATCATCAGCTTCGATACCATCAATACAAACTAAAGTCAATGGTAATTGTTCAAGATATTCAATCAATCTACCCATTTGTTGTTTCATAGAAGCTTCTTCATCTTGAGGAGCTGTTCCCCAATCTACATTACGATTAAGTCTACTTTTAATTTTACGATTCGCTTTATATTCTGGATAAAATTTTCGTCTTCGTTTACTACCATCTTTACCATCAAAAACTATAATACATCTTGAAGGTTTTAATATATCACAAGTATATCTTATTGACCTGAGAAATCCAATCATTCCACCAATATGTAAACCATCATCGTTAATAGAAGGATTAACTGCGAATGACCTGATAAATGTATTCAAGCCATCCACAATTAAAACTCTATCATTTAGATGTGTTACTGATTTATGTTCTTGGTCTTTGATTTGGTCTAAAAATGATATAAACTTTTTATTTAAATCAGTTTTAGAGTTCATCTACTACCTCATCAGTTTCTTCTACATCATCAATACCTAACTCTTTTGAATCATATTTAAGAATACAAGCTTCACATATTCTATCATAACAATAATCTTTCAACTCTGAATTTTCTAACATAAGTGTTTCAAAGTCTTTAGATTGGAATTTGTGTTCTTTAATCAATTCACCAGTTTCAGTATCAACTTGTGGTAGTGTATACCAAGAACCACCAACTTTACATATTTTGTGTTCTTTCATTGTCGTCAACCAACTATCGAAGTCAGCAATACCTGTATCAAAATACAATGGAAACTCAGCAGTTCTCATTGGAGGACCTAATCTGTTTTTGATTACTTGTCCTTTTATCTTAATACCAATAGTATTCTTACTACCATCTTTGATTTGTCCCATATTCTTAAATCGAACACGAGTTGATGAGTGAAATGGAAGAGCCTTACCACCTGAAGTAGTCCACGGGTCTCCGAACATCACACCTAACTTTTGTCGTAATTGATTTGTAAAAACCAATGCGACTTTTTGTCGAGCTATCATTTGAGTAATCTTTCTCATAGCCTTACTTATAATAATAGCTTTAGCAGTTGCCCAACCATCTTTGTCAAAGTCAGCATCCATTTCTACTTTTGTAGAAGCAGCTGCTAATGAGTCAACTAAGATTGTAACCATTTTGTCTTTATTTGATTCTCTGATTTTAGTAACAATTGTTTCAATAGTATCAAATATTTCTTCAACCGTTTCAAGATGAACATATAACATACTCTTCGTATCTACACCAATCGCTCGTAAGAACTCTTGAGATACTGCGGATTCTGTATCAATGTAAACTGCTACACCATCTTTTTTCTGTGTTGAAGCTAACAAATGAGAACCTATCAAAGACTTACCACTACCTTCTAAACCATTCAACTCTGTAATCTTACCTACTCCAATACCACCGTTTGGTCTATTAGATATTGCTAAGTCTAACATTGTTGAACCGGTCGAGATATAATCCGTTACATCAGTAGGATTCTCATCTTCTTCAAGAAAGTAAGCAACCTTTTGATGTTTGAATTGTTTATTTAGTTCATCGGCTATTATTCCAGCCAATTCGTCTTTCTTAGACATATACTTCTCCTTATGATGTTGAGGTATCTGAGGTGGAACTTACAAGGAACTTATTTATGCTAGAGTTCATCTTCTTGATTCTAGCTGGGCTTTCAACCTTCCTATGTCGAGAGCTCAAATACCTCTCCATATTATTTGTTTTTAACTATTGAATAATTGGTCAAAAGCGTCTTCTACATTTTCTGTTTTAGCAGGGGCAGTAGCAGTTTTGTTCTCTGTACTTGTCTCTGTAGTTTCAGAAGTTGTAGCTGTTTCATCACTATTTTCATCACTTGGATTCAAATAGTTTTTAAGAGCTTCTTTTAAATCATCATAAGTTGGTTCAGTATACAACTCATTAATATCACTCTGAGTATTAAAGATAGACTCTAGTTGAGCTTTATCTTCTGTAATCGGAGTCATATTCGGTTTAACCCTAACGGTTGTTTTACCATACTGATTACCAGCTTCTGCTGGTGTTTGTCTTTCTATCATAATGTCACGACCATTTGTTGGGTCTGTGATATCACCATAGTCAGGGTCAGCTATTACACTTAATAACTCTTGGTAAACCGTTTTACCGAATCCCCAAAACTTAACACCCTCAGACTCTTGACCTCTAACAATCACAGGAGCAAAAGTTCTCATTTTAGGTTCAAGTCTTTTACCTTGAATCCATTCATCTTTATTACCTGTTGATTTTAGTTTGTCAGCGAATTCCTGAACTGGGTCAGGTCTTCCGTGTGAAACTGGTGATAGATAAGTTTTGTTATCACCTAAGTTATAATGAAAAAATAATTCAATGAAAGGATTGTCTTTATTGAATTTATAAGGAACAATACGAACAACTTGTTTACCCGGTTGTGGTTTCCAAAATTGTTTTGTAGTTGTTGAAGTTGATTCTAACTGAGTTAGACGATTTTTTATGGCATTTATGTCCATTTTCTTTCTCCTGTGTTTTATTGTTTATCGTTTATTATTTATGGTTAAACCTATAACCATATAACCTATTTTTACATCGTATATAAATATACAAACCTTTTTCCAAACATACAAGCTTTTTTTTATTTTTTTTCTTTTATATTAACTATTTTAAAAATTCTTGTTGGAATTTCTTTTAATCCATCTGAATTTGTAATCAATAATGTATTTCTAAAATCTTCCCAAGGTACTACAAATTTACTATCCATTAATCCGTTATTTAACTTTACTACAACTTCATTCAATCCATTAATTGTATACAAAGTATTAGTAAATTTTTTTCTATGTAAAGAAATTGTTCCTGGTACTTTATTATAATCTACAGCGTTTGTCGCATCTACATTATAAGTACACATTAATTCATCTACATTATCTTCATTTTGTAACACATATATCTTATCAAAAACAATTTCGTAAACTGATTCTATCTGTTCTAGAATATTTTCTAGAATATCTTTCGTTGCAAATGTACATAATAATTGTGTTTTCATTTAAATATCCTTTTTTCCTTTAGCTTGACTTTTTGGCATTATTAGAAGTCTAGCACCGAACATAAAAGTTTTACCACCATTCCAACCTATGTCCATTTCACCTGTATATCTAGCTACTAAATGTGGTTTATATGGTTCCGCAAATCTTGGGAATTTACTAGCTGTTCCGTATATTTTTGGGTTCCACATTAAATGACCTGTTCCACTTACCTGTAAATTAACTCCTTCCGCTTCTCCATCATTATTTGTCATCATTGATACGGTAAAAGCAGCTGAGTCCTGCATTAGAATATTACAATTATTGATACCCGCTTTTCCACTATCATAATCTTTACCGAATACTGATAACAATGCGATATCTTGTCCTCCTCGGACTTTTGATAAATCTCTTCTAACAGCCCAACCTGATTTGTCCATAAAATAAGCATCTATTTTTCTTTTTTTCTTTAACAATGCTTTAACTCTTGTAAATCTAGCTGGTTTCCATAATTGTATTTTCTGAGTCCATTTTGTTGTAGTTTTTTTACTACCTTGATGGATTACTATAAAACCTTTATCATCTACTTCAACATCAGTCATACCTTTAAATACGGTAAAATCTTTTTGTTTAATAACTGAATTTAAAAAATCATCAGTAGATTTTCCTATGATACCTTGAAATGCTGATGTGAAATCTTTATTGTAAAATGTTTTTAAAGAACCATATTGTTGATAAGATGCTGGTAATTCTTTACCACTCTTGTCTACATAATCTCCGTGTTTGTATGAAACAAAAAAGTTTGGTTTTCCTTTAATTCCAAATGCCAAATCAGCTTTTGGACTTCCTGATACTTTAGCTCCACCATCTATATCTATACCAGTATCTTTACCATCAATATATAATGGTAATGGTGAATGTCCTTTACCTATCATAGAACTCAAATGATTATCTAAATTAGTGATTTGCATTTTTTCATATCCAATACCAGGAGCTAATTTTGATTTCACTTCAACACCACTCAATTTAGATAATTTATATAAAGTACTTATTTTACCAAGATATGTATCTGATGGACTTGATGCCTTTGAAACATTCAAATGACAAATTCTTTCACCATATTGCGACCTAACTTTTATAACACTACCAGCAGTCGTAATATATATTTTTTTACTTTTTGATACTTCTTTTTTCAAATCTGATAAACTATATACATTTTTACTTGTATCATATGTAGCGCCCGCTCCTGATAATGTTTCATCTCTATATTTTCCTGAAATAATATCATTAATTTGTTCATCTGAAATATTATTACCAGCACCTAAATCTTTTACTAATTTAGAATCTTTATGTGGTTTCACACCCTCTGTTAAATTAAGAAACAATAAATCTATAGCTTCTTCTTGTATGTTAAGTTCTCTCATTGTATTTCTTAACTCTATTAAATGTGTTGGATTTTTGGGATTAGGCATTCCATCGTGAACACGATGAGACCATTCTAGTAATATTTTATCTATTATTTCCATTTATAACCTCTTTGTTATGTCTTTCATATCACCATAATTTTTACCCATTTTAGCTTTGGTTAAAAATACAGGTTTGTAATCAACCCTTTTAGTAGGTAAATCACAATCATCTTCTAGTATCTTTTTGATTTCTTTCAAAGTTTTTACTCCATCTTGTTCTGAAAAGTCAAACAGGAAACTATCGTAACCATAAAGAACTAACTTTGTTTTTTTACCTTCTCTTAATAAATAGTCTTGAATTGATAAAATCTTCTTAATATTCATTTCAGTTTCATAACCTTGAATTAAATAATTAAAGAGTTTATTCCTATTTAAATCATCATAATTTTCAAATAATAGTTTCCGTCTATAAATATCACTAAAAACACAATTATGTGTATTTATTTCATTCCATTTTTTATTTATATAATCATATGCTTTTTGATAAAAATATGATAATTTTGTGTGTTCTTCACGAATACCACCATATAATATTTGAAATGTTTTTTGTTTTGCTTCATCATATGAACAACCATATTTATGAGCAAAATATTGATGTACTGAAGTACTATGTCGATGCATAAAATTAAAATCAGTTAAATTACCAATCAATCTTAAATGATAAGCATCAAAGTCAAATTCTACTAATGAATCATTTTCTGGTATAAATGCTTTTCTTTGTTCTTTTGTTAAAGCAGCGAAGTTAACCGTACCAAATGAATTACTTGGACGACCTGTTGTTGTCCATAGATTGTAATTACTATATAATTTACCATCTGATATATGTTTCTTCACTCTGATATCAAATATATCACATACATCATCTGATACTTTAAGTCCATTCTTTTCAATCTCCCAAAAAGCCTGTATTTTATCTACTGAACCATCTCTCGCGAACCAACCTTCATCATTTATTAAATCATTTAATTTAGGCTGTAACCATTCAAACATCTGTTTTGATAGTTCATCACAATACTCTTTATGCTTCGAAATTGGCACTATTTCGTTAAGTTTTTTTACATTGTAGTACTTGTTACTCAAGAAATCTATTGCATTATTTCGTAAATTTGTCTTAAATGGCTTACTTTTTAACCACCAATGACATTGATTTAAACAAAGAACTTTTTTATGTTTAGTAAATATTGGTTGTAATTTTTTAGAATCAGGTGTAAAAATAATACCTTCATTCAACTCACCTATATGTGAATAATCCTGTAACATCTCTGAACAATCAGGATGTAATTGTGGAATAAATTCACCTTTATATAAAGTACCTTCTTTTAAATCTATCTCCCGTGTATACAATAATGATAACTTATTATTCTTATGTAAAGGATGTAAATTAGGGTCTGAATATATAGGTATAACAATATAACTTTTAAACATACTACAATATATAACCTTTTTATTTAAAAAACAAGCTTTTTTTTATACTGCTACATTAACAGCTGTTTCATTTGCAGGTGGTGATGGTGGTGGGGGTGGTGGATATAATATATTCATAAATTTGGCGGCTTGTGATATTTGTTCTGGTATTGTTAAAACCCATTTGTTATTTTTAATACAAATAACTAATGCATTTTCTGTGGGATTATTAAATACATTCAGAACATCATATTGTATAGACAATAGATAACTTTTTCCATCTTTAGATTTAGTAGTTTTTAGTGTTGCCAGTGGAGCTTTAGCTTTAAATAAATTGTTTACTACTTCTTCTAATTTTGCAATATATTCATCGGCAGCTGCCAATGCTTCTGCTGTTGAAATATCTATACTATCAAACAACTCAGAAATAGGTTCTGTTTTGGCACGGATAAAAGTGTTTACTTGATATACGAAATCTAAATCTGGATTATTATTTTCTAAAGGTTTAACATAAAGTAAAAATGGTAAAAGTTTATTTATACCTATAAGACCAAAATCATCTGATAGAGCTGTCGGTTCTATTACTATATTCTCGTGTTGCCAAGAATCAATCTCCACATCTTGTAAATGTCTTTGTTTTACATCAGGCCGTAGTTTCATCACACAATTTAAAGTAGTTTCATAATTACCTGGTGATACATTATGTGAAACACCCATTACCTGATAAAATACTGAATTATCATATCTTTTTGGTAAATACCCTATACGAAACATATCTCCAACACAAAATGCACTATTTCCATATAATTGTAAAGATATAGCATAATTTGTAAGTGTTGGTACTTTTTCTGTACTCTCTCTTACAAGTACTTTTGTAAAATAATCATAAGTATTTTTTCTGTAATCTACATTGAATTGTTTTTGTAATAATTCTTTATTTTCAGCGAAATCCATAGTTGGATATGCTGATGCTTCAATTATTTCTTCTTCCGGTTCTTCTACTACATCACTACTTTTATTAATTTCTTCTGCAATTTTATTAGCCATTATATCTGTTTTATCATTAGAATAATCACCATTAATTTGTGTATTCGCGAGATATCCAGTATCTGTAGTTTGATGATTCAACATTCCTTTTGGAAATTTTTCTCTATTTTGCCAGTTAATCCAGTCGTTTGAAATTAGTTTATAATATTCAGTATTAGTATGTTGTGGAACATATTCTACTTCATAATTGGCTACTTTTCCTTCTCGTTCACCCATTTGATTAATAATTTCTCTTGATTGAGCCTGTGCTATCAAACTACTAACAGGCGCTTTAGTTAAACCGGCTTCTCCCAATGAAGCTAAAGCTATTTCACTACTAATTAAATCACCACCTCCAAATTGTAAATTCATTGACATATTTCTAATTATTGAGTTAGGAGATGCGGGATTAAATTTAAATAGATTATCATATGACTCAGGTTTATTAATGGTAGCTACTCTCTCAACCATAGCCAAGTCTGTATCAGTACAACCAATTGTTTCATCTACCCAACCTATTTTTCTTGATAAGCCTGGTGGGTCTTGATTTAACATCATCCAATTCCACACATAACCTGTATCTTGTTGTAATATTCTAGATACATAATGATAAACATCACTTAATTTATCTGCATCTTTAATAGCTCGTTTTAAAACTTTTAATTGAATAAAAACTTCTCTTATTGGTATTTTATTTGAATCTTTTAAATCTTGAGTTAACCCTCCATATTCATCAGTTCCTAACTTTCTTGTATTATATGTATCGTCCCAATTATCGGGTAATATAAATGGTAGTTTTCTATATCGACTACCTAAAAAAGTTTGTCTCTTATACATTGAACTTTCCCAATGACACAAAGAATGCCATGGAGTACTAAAAGTAATTGAATCACTCCATTCATTATCAAAATCATCTTTATCAAAGTATTTTGCAAATTCATTATTTAGTATATTATCTTCAAACCAACCCCAAGAAACATAAACTGCATCTGGACCGGTAGATGGTATTTTTGCACCATCTTCGTCTTCTTTATAAGTACCTCGCCAATAAATACCTAACTCAACATTTAATTGTGATGGTTTATTAAAATCAGGAGAACCTAAATACTCAGCTGAAAATTGGTCTACATATTTACTATATTTTTCTGCGTGGTCTGTTGAAAATTTTTCATTAGGAAAAAGTTGTTTATCTGGAAACAAAGTATTCGCTGCCTGTGATAAAATTCTATACTCTAAATTCGCTAGAAGATTTTTTTTGGCTACACCGAAATGAGTTTCTTCTGTCAAAGTCGGATTTGTTAATACCGTATTATGTGACCATAAATCTATTTCACAATTCCAAGATAAATCACTAGGGTCAAAATCACTTCTCGCTGCTCCTACTAATCCTTGTATAAATTGTATATCATAATCAGAATCGTGTATTTGACCATCTTTATCGGGTATACCATCTTTACTTGTTGTTCCATATATTATTTCATTATACATACTTCTTTGTTCTTCTTGTAATTTTAACAAATCTTCTGGATTGTATAATGTAAAATTCTTTTTATGTGTCCAACCAAAATCGACAAATATTTGAGCTCCAGGTCTTAGAAAGTATCTACTATAAATTTGGTCATATTCTTCTTTATCATATACTTTAAATTGTACGGTTGATTTCATTGTTCCGGAATAACCACCATAAGAACTACCTTGTGTGCTAGAACGAACATTTAATATTCCAGCGGGTGGTCGAAGTTTTCTTATACCAGGATTAGTCGCGTAATCTAAATCAGTATAAGTTTCTCTTTGTGAAGGTAATATAGAATTAGGGTCAAACTCATCACCTCCAATCGGTTCATAAAGTTTTCTATCTCCCGTTCTCATATTGTAAGTACCTAACATATAAACTTTTCCTAATTTATCAGAAGGTGTTCTACTTATTGTAGTTACTTTTATTTTAGGTGCTTCACCTGAATCTATATTAGATTTTGTCCAATTATAACGCTTTGTTGCAAAATCAAGTTCTTGTTTTAATGTTTCTTCAACATCTGCTTCTGTTTCATCACCCGTTTTTTGTACAACAGAAACAGCTGTCCACATACGAGCAAACGGTGTTTTAGAACTATAATAACCTTGACCTCCAAAACTATCTTCCTGTAAATCAGTTTCTTCCATACCAGCTTGACTATCGTTTATACCAACACCGGCACCCTTTTCTTCCATAATTTGAATTTTTCTTCTGATTCTTTCAGGTAATGTTGCACCGAAAGCTCTTGTATGTATTTTACCCATATTTAATCACCTTGAGCGTATTCTGTAGAACTTGGTATTCTTAATTGAATATTTTCTGGAACATTTAATGTGAATAAATTATTAGCACGAGCTATATACCACCATAAACTTACATCACCATAAAAATTATACGCTAATAAATCAAGTCTATCACCAAATTGAGTTATAACATATATATCATCATCACTCACTGGTATATTATCATAATATGTTGACCTATAAACTAATTTACCATCATCTTTTCTTACTTGTTCTGTATTTCTATATCTATCCATAATTTATTCCTTATTGTCTATCTGAATTATCTGAATAATATTTGTAGCCATAGTGTGGAACTAATCCTTTGTTATTACCATCAGCATCCATTCCAGGAACTTTATCATTAAGTATTTTATAACTAATATTTGCTGTAATATATCTTGGTACTTTATAATTATCACCCATTACACTTTCCCAAGGTCCACTAAACGAATAATTTATACTTTGTATAAAACCTAAAACACCATTTATATATTCAGCTGATTCATTACCTCCAGGTTGACCACCATATAAATCAGCTAGTCTTAATCGTGTTAGTGGTGGTTTTGGTCTTGTGTACCCAATATTATCATCTTTAAAATATTGTGGATAACATAAATTTGTTAAATAATCTAATTTAGCATAAATTCTATCTAATTCTATTGGGTTCATCGCATATAACTTCATCGTAAAATTTAAATCTCGTGTACTACTTTGATAAGTGTATACAGGTTCACTTCTACCAATAAATGTAGATTCAGCCCAATTTGCATTCACATTTTCATTTATATCTTCAATGTAACCTCTAAAAGCTAATATTTTCTCATTTCTTAAATCTTTAAAATAAAATGGATAACCGTGTTTAACACTATGAATATTTTTATCAGCTGGTTTTGAAATTGCTGGAATGTCATCTTTATCAATAGGAGCTAATGTCATTTGGTCACCTACAATACCTTCAACATTAACTGGAGTTCCATCTATAGATTCATTTACATTATTTACTAAATCACCACCTAAAGTTGAAATTTCTTCTGAGTTCTTTTTTTGGTTATTGAATGGTTTTCCGAATGATGGGTCTATTTGTTTAAATACATCCATATTTAATTTAGCATTTTTATTTTTAAAGACATCGAGTGCACCCATAAAACCATCTCGTTTTCTTTCAGTATATTTAGATTCGTCAAGTACCCAACTTCGAGTTACTCTAACTTTTACAAATGGAATATTTGATGAAAATAAAGACAATGGATTATAAAAATATTGAAATTGTTGATGACCTCCAACTAAACCTGCTTCTATATCATCATATTTTCTTTGATTGGCTTTTTTACCTGGTTCAGTCATATTAACGGCAGAACCATGTTTTATATCTCTATGAACCATATAAGCACCTAAACCTGAAACCATTTGTATACCCATAAATTTGACACCATCAGCTGATATTGCATATTTAGCTAGTCTTACAGCATCTTCTAAATGTGCCGAAACAATATTATCTCTACCATTTCCATTATCAGAGTGTGATGGTATAGGTCGTGTAATGTATGGTTCAGTTCCTCTATCAAATGTTAATGGTAAAAATCCACCATTTCCTACAAAGGGTTCATATGATGAACCTACAGCAGTTTTTGATTGAACCTTTTCCCAATCAATTAAGTTATCTATATGATTAGTATATATATCCCCTAGTGTAAGTTCTGTTACTGGGTTTCCTGCTATTGTTAAAGTTCTACCAGCATTATTTTCAATCAAAGCTGGAATATTATTATAACCAGCTCCATCTCCTATCTCAATACCTTCACCATCTGTATAATAATTATTAAATGTAGCATCATCACCTGAACCTGGATATATCTCATCATAAATAGTCCCAGCACCATTTGCTATTCCATCAACTATATGATATTCAGAAAGAATACCACCATCAATTTCATCTTGAATATATGGTGTAAAACCGGTAGCATGTGGTCCTCCATCACCAGTCAGTCCACTAGTGTTTATAAAATCTACACCATCAGTTATTTGTGCACTAAAATTAATCCATTCTGATGTCCAAAGTATACCGGGATTTGTATATTGTAAATCTTCAGGCAATCCTGTTATATTTGTAAATTCTGAATCCATTAAATGTTTTCTATTTTTTGTAAAACCTGTCATATAAAGATTATACACACCAGCTGGTATTAAATGGTCTATTGTACCATCATCATCATACTCTGTGTAATAATGCATACCTAAACCAATACCTGGATTCTCATAATGTGCTATAGAAGTTCCTTGAAATTCAGAAATTGAATTATAAAGCTCTCCTGTTCCAGGGGCTCTGTTACGAGTAAATCCAGTCATTACATCAGTATCAATCCAATTAACTCCACCATATATATGACCATACTCTGATTCCCACATATTACCTTGATTTTGATATTGTGGTCCAGCATCTTGTGTTTCAACTGATATACCAACTAATTGTTCTTGTAGAGGTTGTAAATTTAATGTAAATCCATTGGCGTGAATATTTGGAATCACATTTATACCAGTATCAAATTTATGATAACCATCTACCCAAGACATTTCCCATAATTCTCCGAGGTTCGTAAATTCTTCACCTACTACACCCGAAAATAAAGTGTCATCTTCTTCAGTAAGTCCTGGAACAAAACCTGGACTAAAATGAAGTTCAGGTGCGTGAACAGATTGAAATTCAGGCTCAATACCTTCGTAAAATATAGTTCCACCTTGTTCTGGACTAATATTAAATTCAAGTCCGTTTATAGCATTAAATTGTGTTGTATATATGTTACCTTCTTCTATAGGTCCTAACCAAGTGAATCCATTAGCGTGAATATTTTCAATTGTATCTACGACATCTTCTGATGTTACTCCTAAAAGACTACCCTCAGTAACCCATTGTGTTTGTGGTGCATTTAAATCTTGTTGATAATTTATTAAAATACTTCCTAAAGTACCTGGATTAGTATATTCATCTCCGTCAATTCCAATAAATAGAGAAGGACTTAAATGTTCTAAACTCGGTGTAAATCCGACAGCAAAATCATTATTAATCACATCAATAGGACTACTATCTAATATACCACCAAAACCTAAATCTCCTGGATTGGTGAACACATTTCCTACAATACCACTAAATAAAGTATCATCACCTTCTTGAAGGTAACTCACAAAACCAGTACTATGTATATCTGTTATAGTATTAACCATTTGTTGGTCAGGGTCAATACCTTGCCACATTCCACCTGGATTTTCATAAGTACTTCCTTCTATCCCTAAAAAATCAGTACCTTGAACATTTATTGTAAATCCAGTAGCATGTACATCTTCTATATAATTTACACCAGTATTTATTTTCAATTCTTTATCACCCGTAAAAACAGATGATAAATCAGATAGTCCACCTTGTGATTGTCCACCTTGGGCCATTATGCTCTCCTCACCGCTATACCTTCATTTAATAATCTATTCATTAATCTATTATTCTCTTCTAATAATGTATTTGTTTTATTTTGATTGTCTGAAAGTCCACCTAGAGGACCACTTTTTAATCCCATCACCGTATCATCTGAACTAAATCTTTGTACGGGTTGACCCGGTCTTGAAATAAAATCTCCTGCAGGGTCTGGTGCGAACCTATTATCACTAAACGAAACACCATATACTGGTTTAAGGAATGTTGATTTTTCTTTATCTTTTTTAAATTCAATTGATGCTATCGTCGCTATCAAGTCTTGAAGTAAGTTACCAAACCATTCTTTAAGTCTTCCAAGTGCACCGTCTTTTCCTTCTAATTTATCCATAGCTTGATTCATTTTTAATACTAAAGAATCTGCTAAGCCACCTTTTGTTTGTTCTAAACCTAGAGCTTTATAAAAAGCATCTTTAAATTCTGTGTCATTTTCTAATTGTTTGAATCCTATTTTCATTTGAGTAGCTAAATCTTGAGCAATTGCATTTTCGTCAAAACCAAATAATGTTTTAAGAAAATCCATTCCCGAACGATAACCGGCTCCTGCCTTATCTTTCATCTTCGCTATATTTTCTTTAGTTTTTTGTGTCAAAGAAGTAAAATCTGTATTTGCTACTTTTTCCATCATAGATTTAGGAGAAGGGAATATCTTATCAGCTATTTCTTTTAGTTTTACTTTCAATTTTTCCCACGATTCACCCGAAAAAACTACATTCCAATCTATACCCGAAAACCATCCTGAAAATAAACCTGTAAATGCTCCGCCACCTTTTTTCTCTCCACCCGTTGCCGTAAACAAATCATCACCTATAGCAGTTTTTAATATATTTCCCAAACCTTCCTCTTCAATTTGTTTTACCGTAGTATCTCCGATTTGTTTGATACTAGTAGCTATTTGTGATTTAGCTTCACCATCAATTATATTACCGACACCTCCACCTTTACCAAAAAATAAACCACTAAGCAAGCCTTGGCCCGGTTTTATACCCAAAATTTCTTTTAGCTTATTCCAACCTTTTTTAACCAAGTCCCATATGTTTTCAAACATATTTTTATCTGGGTCGAATTTAAAGAAATCTTTAAATGATTGGATAGCTTCATCCACCGTCATAATTACATCTGTTCCTTTTTTCTTTATCTTAAAAAATTGAAGTGCCAGGCCTAAAAATTGCCTACCTAAGTTTTTAGCCATATCAACTATAGCTGCACCTTTTGTCATTGGTTTTCCTTTCTCTATTATCTTTTCTAATTTACCATTAATTTCTTTCTCTACTTCTTTTTCTTCCCACTTAAAGAAATCTTTACCAATTTCCCATTCTAAATCTTTATTAAATATAATTCCAAATATACTACCTATTCCTTTTTGTACATCACCTAAAAATCCCGCTGCATTTTCAAAGAATCCTGTCTCCATTATTCTAGTAAAAGTTTTTTCAATCGTTTCAAAATAAGTTGCACCTTCTTTAGCTGCAGTACTTCTCATTTGTCCTGTAAATGAAGCTTGTAATTCTTCTAATTCAGTTAAAGTATTTTTAGCTGTTAATAGATTTGTATTAAAACTACCCATTGAATCTTCTTGGATATTATCCATATCAGCTGTTCCTTTAGCTAACTTCATAACTTGTTGAACATTCATATTAGCAGCTTCAGCTACAGCTTGTAATTGTAATGGAGATAACTCACCCATATCAATACCATCTAATTGCTCTTTAATGGATTCCATCGCTCCGGCTGTATCACCAGCGTAGGCTCTTCTTCTAGCTTCGTGTAAATTAATTCTTTTTCCCAACATAATAGAAGCTTGCATTTCTTTATTCAATGAATCTTCAAAATTTAATAAACCACTCATTGTATTAGAAACATCTTTAATACTCATACCAAGTTTTCTAGCGTGTATAGCTGATTTTACAAAATTCTCTAAACCACCTTTAGAATATTTAGCCATATCTTCAGTTGACTCAGATATATCCTGTAATATCTGTCCCGGAGCTACATCGTTCATAGCTGATAATAAACCTACTTGTTCAGATAAAGTGTGAGCTTGGTCGTGTGAAATATCGTATGCTAAACTAAAACCACCAACGATATTAGTCATAACTTGAGATGTTGTTCCAAGAGCTTTAGCACCGTCTGCTATGTTAAATGCTAGTTGACCAGACTTAGAAACACCTACACCAAATTCAGATGAAAATACTTGAGCTGTACCAACAACTTCTTGAAATGTTAAACCAGATGTTATAATCTGAGATTCAAAATTTCTAAAAAATTCGTTTAAATTATTATTAACTTGTGGGTCTGTAAATACTATTCCTAACTGACTTCTAAGTTCAGCTGTAGTTTTTTCCCAATGTGAAAGTATTAATGTAAATAATGCCGAGAAAGCAGCCATAAATTTAAATGAAAACATACTTTGTGTTACTTCACCTATAGCACCCATTGTTTGTGTAACCGTAGAAAATGCCACACTACCAGCTTCTTTCATATGACCACCCATACTACTTCCAAATCGTTTCATAGCCTCTATTCCACTATCAGCTGCATGTCTTAAATTTGAACCTAATTCTTGAGCGTGGTCGGCAGCTTGATTTGTATTTCTAGCTGTTTCTCCCATATCACCACCTAGTTGGGTTGCATAACTAACTGCTTTACCCATAGCACTACTTAATTGATTAGCTGAAGCTGTAGCACCTACAATTGTATTCTGGATACTTTGAAGAATATCTTGTTGCTTACTTAAAAGCTGATTCTGTCTTTTTATTTGTTCAGGTGTTGGCATTGATTTTTTTCTCCATAGAACATCTTGTAATAAAAACCATTTCTATTCTATTATAAATATCAAAAAATCAAAATTTATCTAGGTTTTTCGAACTGAGGTCTATGAATCTGTGTACCCTTGTTAGGTTTCATAGCTTTTTCCTGTGCGTCATTTTCAGCTTTTCGTGTATCAGCTAATTTATTAAGATACCACATTCGTAAATAGACTGGCATGTTATAGACTTCTGAAAAACTAAATCCATTACCGTGATAACATAACAGAAAAATCTGTTCGTGTATGTCAGGTTTATTCTTAGGCGTTAGGCCAAAAAAAGCTGACGGTCAGTGGTATTGCTACCTCGACCGTATCACCTCCTGGAAACTCTACTTCCTGTGTTAATTCAATATCTGGAGAAATTCGTTGTATTTCGTTTCTCAAAGCTAGTGAATCTTTAGCTAACATATTTTCAACGGATTGACCAATTTCTAATTTATCTGTAACACCACTATAATCTGTTATTATATGTTTTAATCTTGTTGTTATTGTAGAATCAATTAAAGAACCTAATTTTTTCTTAGATTCAAGTTCTCTTACAATTGCATCTTCTTCAATACCAGTAAGTAATTTAAATTTAACAACAGATTTAGAAATAGGTAATTGAAATGTAAATTCATTTTTAGAATAATTAACATCTTTCGGTAATTCTTTAAATGGACAATCTGTAAGATTAAATTCATAATCCATTTTTTCATCTATATTATCTGGATTCTGTACTTGAACTTGATATTGTGGTCCATATGCTAAAATTCTAATAGCAATCATTATAGCGTTTTTATCACCTAATATTAAATTATTAATTGAAACACCTGGTGTAAGAATCAATGAATCCATTAATTTTTCAAGAGCTGCACCTTTCTTTATAAGATTAGTAGAAGTAAGAATATCTTCTTCTTTAGCTGTCATATATTTGATTTCTATTTTACCATCATACAATGGTGAATCTTTTCCGTATATTTTACCACCACTAGGTAAATCTACAATTTCACTTGGAAATTTTTGTTGTTGTTTTTCTTCTGGCATTTTAGCCTCCTATGATTTTGATTCAGAAACTGATGCTTTTCTGTAGTCTGTAACTAATTTTTTAATTTCACCGATAGCTTTTCTAGCTCTACCACCAGCTGCCTTTGTACCTTTTTCTGCAAATGTATTATGATTTTCTTCAAATTCAGTAAAAAGATTTTTTATATTATTATATAATTTATCTGTTGACATAACTTTTCTCCTATACTTCTAAGGCTCTTCTGAACCAACCGAAGTAAAATTTTTCTTGTTCTGGTTTTGCGTTTATTAAATCTACATAGTATTTTACACGATAAGCTCTAACTCTTTCAATATTAATACCTTTGAGTGCTTTACAAGTAGCGGGTCCTAATCCACCATCTACATCTATTCCTTTTCCTGCACTATTAGCTGCTCTTTGTAATATCTTAACTGCTGTTCGTCTTCCCATATTTACACACATATCAAAAAAGATATGCCATAATTCTTGAGGTACAGATTCAATACGGTTTTTATCCCAATAATCTCGTTTATAGATTTCTCTCGCTTCTTCGATTGTTAGATTTTTAATATCAACTTCTGGATAAAACCTTTTAGTGATTCCATACTTAGTTTCACCACCTAAATCTTTGGGGTCGTTTACATAACCACCTTCGTGTTCTAAAACCTTTTCAATAATTTCTTCAAATGTTTTCATATAACCTCATAACTTATTCATATATAAATATATATAAAGAATGAAAAACCCTCAACTTTTTTTGTCAAGGGTTTTCTATTCAATTTTACTTCTTAGAATTGAAGTATTGCGTAATCGTATCTTAATGTTAAATTTATGTCAACAGGGTCACTTGACGAAAAATCTAAATCATTAAAATTGGCTGCTTGAATAAAAGTACCTTTTAACAACCATTCTTCAACAACATCACCCACTGGTCCCAATACTTGAAATCCTATATCTTTCTTATAAAAATCTGAGTAACCATCTCTACCAGTAACTGACTCGTGATGTAACCTAATCCACTCCATTACACCTTGAGCAGCTGATGGTACAACTGGGTCGTAAAGAGTAACTTCGATAGGTTCCCAAGTCGCTTTTCCGTGTACATATCTTTTTACATTCATATGATGAAGTTCAACTTCTTCAAAAGATATAGAAGGTCTCGCCATACTCTTTACTAGAAATGCTGGTAATCCATTCAGACTCATGGAATAACGCATTTTCAGTTTAGGTTCAAAGGCTCTAAACATTATTTCTTCAGCTGATATTAATTCTGCCATCTAATTTCTCCTTACTATTTTATCGCTTATTTTTTTTGTTACACATAAGCATATTATACATATATAAATATAGAAAATATAAAAAAAAGAGTATACATTTTGTATACTCTTTTTATTTTTTTATTTGTATTTTTTTATTCTTCGAAGGAAGCACCTGTTCTTTGTATAGTAAAATCTAACATAATGAACTCAGCTGTTTTCGTAGGTTGTAAATAAATCTGACCTATTAATTGATTTCTATCAATTGTGTTTGCAGTATTATTTGTATCATCCATAACAACTTTGAATGCACTTAAGCCACTTTGTGATTTTACTCTTTCTAAGAATGGTTGAGCTATATTCAAGAAAGATTTTCTCAATGCTGGTGTATTCTGTTCAAACAATAAGAATCTCGATGAACTCGCTATAAACTTCTTAACTCTAATTAATAATCTTCTAACATTAATTCTATCAAGTGCTGATAGTTTCTTCTGTAATGTTTTTTGACCGAATACTACAACTCCTTGACCAGGGAAAGTAGCAATTGGATTAACATTAGATTTATAAAGAGTATTTCTTTGACTTTCAAGAAGTTTTCTTTCAGTTTGTATCGCTGTGACTTTTCCTCTATTTAATCCCGCGGGAGCAAACCATGGTTGAGCTACTTTATCGTTGAATGATAATACTTCAGATACAGCTACTGAAGGTGGTATCCATCTAAGTTTAGATTCACTATCAGTAATTTGAACCCAAGGCCAATATGTAGCAGCATAATTTGTATCAAAACCTTCCGCTTGACTAGTAGCTGTAGTAACATTTGAATCATAATCAGAACAATCAAATACAAAGAATGTGTCTTGTCTATCTTCACACATATCAACAGCTTTATTAATTAAAGCACCGTGATTATTAGATGTTAATCCAGGCATAAATAATAAATTAATGTCATATTCATCTTGATTCCTTAATAAATTAATCGCGTCTTCATATGAAGTCTTACCATTGGCAGCTGATGTTGGATTAAGTCCTTGTGTATTTGTCTCTGTAATTTTTTCATAGAAGTTTATAGGTTCTTGTATATTCCCATCTGAACCATTCGCGAATCCACCTCCCTGTGAACCACTACCTTCAGCTGGTAGAGATGCTGAAGCTTCTGGATTTGTTAAATTTCCATTTTCATCTAAATAATTTGGAGTTTGTTTCATTACTTCAACTCTTACATATTTAGACTTATTAACAAAAGAACCAGAAACTTGAATGTATGGTTCTGTTGTTCCCGACCCTCGTAATGTTTGTACTTGGTCACCAATAACTCTTGCGATGTAATTATTTTGAGTTGGGTCTAATGATAAATCAGTCCATTGTTCTAATACTAATTTTCTTTTTCTTGTATCATTTCCTCTTCTAATAAGTAATGTAAAAGTTCCTCTAGAATTATTTACATCTTGTATTTCCCATCTGAAATTATGTTTAGAACCACTCTTAATTAAATCATTACTTATATGTTCACCTTTAAATGATGTACTGCTAGCTGTATTTTCATTTTGATTATTAAGTATTGAACCTTCTGTTAAGGCATGAAGTTTAAATGGTGTACATAATTTAGATAAATTATATGAACCACTACTTACTTGTGTGACAATTGAACCTGATGCAGTACAATCAATTGTAAGGTCTTGTAAAGCTTTTCTATTATTCCATCTTGTTAATTGTGAACCTGAATAATATGCTCCGGCTACACTTGAAGTAAGTGACAGATATGAACTTGAAGGTGATGATGACCACGCACTAGCCGAAACATATGAAGTAAGGCCGTGTAATGAACCACTATTATTAATAGAGTCTCTTAAATTTTCAGTAAGATGAGTAGTGTTTGAACCTGTAGAAACGGTAATAAATGTAGAACTATGTGCTGAGGCTGTAGCTTCTGCTAATTTTTTAAATCTAAATTCTACACCAGCAAAACTCATTGAAGTATTGTTATGAATACCAGGTCCGAAAAATATTTGCCCTTTTGCATAATCTGCAACTTGATTCGCGTCTGTATGTGTACCACTACCTAAACCTATGACATTCTCATCTATAGATGATAAGATTGCACCTTTGTCACTAACATTTTGTACATGCATATTTTTATGTAATGATGATGAAATCCAAGTATCTACATCGGCTGGACCGAAACTTGAATTACTAGCTTTACTTGAACCATTACCTGCTACTCTTACTATTGTAACAGGACCTTTATATTTTAAATAATTTTTTGCTGTTAGTGTTGTGAAATATTCAAAGTTTGCTCCACTCGAACTTTCGTATGTAGTACCAAAGATAGCATCTAATTCGGTAGGATTATTTATTATTGTTGGTACTAAAATAGGACCTTTCACACAAGGACCTATAATAGCTGCTCCGATATTTCCCAACGCAGCTGGTAAAAAAGAAGCATCTATTTCTTTTGTTAATACACCTGGACTTATGATTTTTTCCGACATCTATGATTCTCCAATTTTTTTTAACAGAGAGTGAGAATTAACCCACTCTCTGCTTTAAGTTACTTATTCAGGAAACGCTGCACCTGTTGGTTGAATTGTGAAATCAAGAATAATAAATTCAGCTGTTCTTGTTGGTTGTAAGAATATCTGACCTATCAGCTGATTTCTATCAATCGTATCAGGTGTATTATTTGTATCATCCATTACCACTCTAAACGCACTCAAACCACTCTGTGATTGAACTTGTTCAAGGAATGGATTAACAATGTTCAAGAATCTTTTTCTCAATTGAGTAGTGTTTTGTTCAAACACCAAGAATCTTGAAGAAGAAGCGATAAACTTCTTAACTCTTATAAGTAGTCGTCTTACATTAACTCTATCAAGAGCCGAAGCTTTCTTCTGTAATGTTTTTTGTCCAAACACCGTTACACCCTGTCCAGGGAAGGTTGCTATTGGATTAACATTCGAATCATATAATGTGTCTCTCTGACTTAATAAAAGTTTTCTTTCTGCTTGGATTACGGTATCAAGACCACCACGATTTAGACCTGCTGGTGCAAACCATGGATGAGCTACTTTATCATTAAATGCATATACACCACCAAGTACAACTGAAGGTGGTACCCATCTCAATGAACCATTTACTCGTGCATCTGCTATTTGAACCCAAGGCCAATAAACGGCTGCGTAATTTGTATCAATTGTATCAGCTTGCTGTGTGGCTACTGAAACACTAGAATTGTAATTTGTACAATCTGCTATATAAAAAGCATCTGCTCTACTTTCACACATATCAACTGCTTTTTGAACAAGTGTACTACTATTCTGAATAGTAAGACCCGGCATCAATAATAAATTTATATCATATTCATCTTGATTCGCTAAAAGATTAATAGCATCTTCATATAATGTTTTAACAAGAGTATTACCCGGATTAAATCCTTGTACATTTGTTGAACTAACACTTTCATAAAAAGCTGCTGGAACTGATGCTGAATATCCGTGTTGATTACCCCATAAATCAAAATCATTTGCTCCGGCAGTAGCTTCTGAGAAAGATGAACTTTGATTACCTGGTAAAGAACCTGTTAAAACACCATCTCTTCGTGTACCATTTTCATCTAAATAATTAGGTGTTGGTGAAGCTATTGATTTAACTCTTATAAATTTAGATTTAACTGGAAATTCTCCAGTTGTTTTAATATATGGTTCACTTGTTCCACTACCTTCAAGACTGAAATCTTGGTTACCAATAACTCTTTCTATATAATTATTTGAATTAGGGTCAATTGAAACATTGTTCCAACTTTCTAATACTGATTTTCTTTTAATAGTATCACCACCACTTCTAACTAATACATTAAAAGTTCCTTTTGTTATATTTCTACCTGTAATTTCTATTCTGTAATTATCTGAAGAACCTGAAATTAGTGTATTATTACTACCTGCATGAGAACCAGAATGGTCTGTATACGCTGCTCTTCCATTTCCATAATTATTATAGATAATACCATCACCTATTGTTTCAAATGTTATTGATGCGTCCGGGGTTCCACTTGTTTGAGACTGAATATAAGTCTCACCATCTTTCGCTTTATAAACGACTGCAGATGCTGGTGTACCGTCTGAAATTCTAATTACGGTTAATGGACCGGCATTTTGTAAATATTGTTCGGCTGCGTGTGAAGTTAAGTATTGATAATAATTTGAACCACTCCTAAATGTTGTACCAAATGTGTTTTCAAACTCACTAAATGTTTGAACTACGGTAGGAATCATAGCTGGACCCTTAACCGTTGGTCCTATGATTGCTGCTCCAATATCACCAATTGCTGCTGGTAAAAACGAAGCGTCTATTTCGTTGGTAAATACACCGGGAGATACGACTTTTTCTGCCATTATAATTCTCCTAATTTTTTTGTTAGACTATTTAAATATGTACTTGATAACCACAAGATATCGTCATATATAAATATATGTGAGATTTCGTAAACTGACTTTTATTTTTTGTTTTTGAAAAAAAAATTAAGAATTTTCAGTTGTTTCTACTTTAGGGGCTGGAACAAATTCACCATCACCGATATTAAGTGTACCCATACCATACTTGTCTTGAAGAGTAGTAATAAACTCTTTTTCTGCCTCTTGAGTTTTCGCGTATTCTGACATAACTTCTTTTTCTTGTTCATGCAAAGAATCTAATTGTGATTCAAAATTATATCTTGAAAGCTGAATTTGACCTATAGCACTTTGAATATTAAAATAATTTTTTCTAATATCTGTGATTTTATTTAGTTCTTCTGGTTGTAGTTTGATTGCTTCTGACATTTATAACCTCCATTAAATTAATGTTTATTTCATATATAAATATATATTTTTTATTCAAAAAATGATTTTTTTTTTTAATCTACTAAATTTTCTGTAAAAATTACTTTACCTGTAGTTCTTTTTGTTTGTAAAGTGGAAATCTTATTAGTAACTATTGAATTATAATCTTCTGGTAATAGATAAGCTTTTGTCATTACTGAAAAATTACTTTTGATAAATCTTTGACCAGCCTGGTCCATTTCTGATGCATCTGATATACTTTCAACTAAAGAATAAAATTTTCTTTCTTGAGCTGTTCCCCAATATTGATTATTAAATTCAATAAATGATTCTGTTAAAGTATTCATTTGTTCAATGAAATTAGACCATAAAATAACTTCATAAGTTACATTAACATAATTAGGAACGGTAGTAACTACAAATTCAGTAACTGGTTTCATACCCTGTTGTACAGCGAATCTATCATATCTATTTGTTTTAGACCAAGTTTTTCCTACTATATAATCACTATCTTCTCGTTTTAAATCGTGTTCCATACCAACAGGTAATTCTGTACTTTTAGCTACTTCTGTTCTTTTTATCATAATCAAAGGTAAGATTAGACCTCCGTTTTTGTCTCTTAATACTCCTTGTTTTCTAGCTGATACCCATCTTTCTTGATTTGCATACATAACTGGAACTTTAAATATTTCATTATTCTCTTTAATTGTAGGTCTAATTATTTCTTTAATAAATCCCATTATAGATGTATCAACATCTTTTAAAGTTACAGCATAATTTTTTGTAAAATCTGTACCAGGTGAATATGATACAGCTTTATTTTCACTTCTAATATTAGGTTTCGCATTCAATTCTTTTGTAGAAACTTGATTAGCTCTATTAATACTTTCTTTACTTACAATCTGTTTATTTGTAATTGGTTTAACTGCCATTTTTTCTCAATGCTCTCAATTTATCAAGTTTATTATTTACTTTACCTTTTTTAACATTATCTATTTTTACATTTGAATCATCTGCTTTAGACAAAAATACATTTCTTTTTATATCTACATCTACAGCTGTATTTTCATCATATACATTTAAATTACCATTTTTAACTTTTATGTTATCTATCTTACCTATTAAAGTATTCATCATAGATTCCATCTTCTCACCATATACATTTGTATCTTCTTTGTAAACACCTGTGGATTTATTATCGATACTATTACCACTAACAACTTCTTTTTTTACTTGTGGTTTTTCTGGTTGTACAAAATTAGGATTCTTTGATAACTTTTCAGTATCATATTTTGTTATTTGTTTTCCTATAATTTGTTGTACAGCCATTATCTTGGTCTCTCTTCAATCTGTAATGATGATAGTTTTGCATAATGTGCAGTAGCTCTTATTTGATGTTTATATCCTGGATGTCCAGCTACCAATTGAGGTTCCGTTGTTCCATTGATTTCCCAATATTGGTCATTCCAATCTACTATATCACCAATTTCAGGATAAAAATTCAATGAACCACTTGCCAGATTTTCTCTTTGAAAATACATTTCTATATCACCTCTATAATCTGCACCAAATTCATCTTGTTCTATTGTAGGTTCATTATAAAGAATCAAACAATTAACTCTAAAACCTACATCATAATATTTTGTTGTTGACTCACCATATAAATTTTCTTCTGTATTTTCTACATTTACTTTATAAACATCTACTGATTGACCTACAATTTCATCAATCAACTCTTCATTCATAGAGTTCATCAAATCAAATTCTTTTTTTGGCATAAAAAATGGTGATGTTCTTGACATAATATTATCCTATATATATTTTAAGTGGTGCTCTTCCCAATACTACACTTTGTGCTTGTGCTTCAGTTGCTTCCATTTCTGCTTTAGCTGTTAAAGATACTTGTTCTAAAAACATCTTTAACTCTTCGATTAACATATTTTTTTCTTCTCGACCTTCTGCTTTTAATGCTTCTCCGTCAAGTGATACTTCTCCATTAGGTATTGGCATAGATGAATATTTACTTCTAACAATACCCAATAATTCTTTAGCTAATGCTAATGTATATCTTCTTATCCATTGTCTTCCTACAGAATTTATTTCTGAATATGTAATAAATTTATATGGTACATTTGATGGGTCTGTTGTTTTTCCTGTAGTATAAGTTGAAGTTAATGAATTTCTTTCACTTCTTACATAATAATTAAAGAAAACTTTATCACCTACATCTTTAGCTTGTGGTATAGGAAATAATCTTAACTTATTATTAACTAATTCAAAAGAAAATTGAGCTTTTCTAATTTTATCATTTGTTTCAATTGCATTAGCTCGTGTAATATCGTGATGAATTGGTCTCAGTATAAATGAAACAGCGGGTGCTACATTACCCATTCCGAAGTTATCTAACATATTTCGTTGTTCAAATGAACCAGCGAATGGGTCATAGAATCTTGTTACAGCTGATGGTCCATAATTAAATATAGTTTGTATTTCTAATCTTTCACTAGAATGACTTGAATTTGAAAATGAAGCTTCTGTTGGTATATCATAAACTTGTTGTTGTTTTAATGTTATTGAACCTGTATGTAAAGTTGTATCACCTCCCACATTCGCGAATGTTCCATATTTATCAGATAAAAATATCGCTGACCCTCCTGCAGGCTTTACGGGATTAAGTGAACCAGTACTCATTGAACCAGATATTCTATCACTATTACCATAGTGTTCCCACATCCAATTTCTTATATTATAATTATTTATATGTGATGAATAATCTGATGTCGCTTCTTCAAAACAAGCATAAATTGATGAACTAGGTATTTCTAGTTGCATGACAGGATGGCCCATTTTTCTAGCTACATATTTACATACTTCAACTGATTCTGAATGAAAAGTTTCATCGGCATCATATAATCCAAAAGGAGTATCTCCTCTGGCTGATGTAGTTATTGTTGGGTCTTCATAAACATATATTTCTTTTGACATATTTAAACTCCAGGTTACCTATCATATATAAATATGTGATAAAACGAAAAAACCCTATCAAAAGATAGGGTCTTTTCTTAACTAATCAACCTCCCTATATTAAGAGGTTAGTACAGAATTAACTTATACTAAGTTTAAGTCTGCACAATAGATTTTACCATAAAACTCTGGTCTAATCATTTTCTTAGCGTATCGTGTCATTACACCTTTTCTTGGTGTGAAGTCACTTGGGTCATACACTAGAGGAGTCATAATCAATGGAACATATGGGGCATATACCGCACCTGTTTCAAGGAAGTTACTACCTCTGAATCCAGTTAGGATAACATTTTCAGTCATATATGGATTTTTGTACACTTGGAATCTATTTTGTAGAGCTCCAATTTGTGAAACACCCATAGCGAACTGAGACTTGTTACCGTCTGTAGCTGCTGCGTATCCTGGAATTGACTCTAGAATTGTTGCTACTTTTGGAGATACAACAACAAAGTTAGCACCACCTCTTAGAGTTAATTGATGAATAGTATTTGACACTTTTTGAATTTTTTCAACAAGTGTTTGATACCATTCGAACCTAGTGTAAGCCAAATCACCTGCATTACCTGCAACTGATGTTGTAAACGATGCACTTGCTGAATCATACACATTACCAACTTTAGCTGACCAGTAATCTGTAGTAACAGCATCATTGATTAACATATCAAGTATTTCTAAATCAATTTCCATTGAAATATACTCACTTAACATAGATGTTAATTCAGCTTCTGCGTCTACAGAATGATAAGCGTTTAAGTCTTGTGCTAATTCAGGAGTCCATACAGCTTTCAACTTACGAGTTTTAGCTACAATAGGTCTACTTCTTAGTTTCAAGTCAACTTCAGGAATTGCTAATGAATCTTGAGTAGCATTTCCGTCTCTATCCTCAAAATCACCTCTTGATGATTCTGTATTAGATACGATTGGTTTAACGGTTAATGAACCAGTAGTTTTTAGTCCTAGTACACCATCACTATCTTGTAGAATAGTTGTAAATGTACCTGGATTTGTATCATCACCAGTAATGCTTCTGTACTGACCGCCTTTATACTCAGAAACGGTAGCATCGAAATCACCACCTACAGATACTTCCCAACCTCTAACAGCTGCTGTATCAACTGGACCAGTAACTGCTGCCGATACTTTTATTAATCCTGAACCTGAATTATCAGAGTCATAATTAATATCAGCCATCGATGCTGCTGAACCAGTAACATTTAGTGTTTGAGCTGAGCCTGTTCCTACGGTATATCCGTATTTACCTGTTCCATAAAATCCTTTATCAGGATATGGTGTAGATGAACCAGATGGTGAAAATGGACCAGTGTTACCATGAATTGAATCACCTTGTGTAAATCCACCTCTTGTTTTTCCGTGTTGGAAATCAAGATAGAATACAAGACCAGATGGTAAATTCATAGGCTGTACTGATACAAATTCTTGAGCTGCGATTTCACCAAAAATTCTTCGAACTAGTGGTAGAGCAACTCCTGACCATTCTTCGTCACCTTTATAGTTTCCGCCAGCACTTCCTGCAGAAGGACTTGTTTTCGAAAACTCATTAATTAATTGCTTTGCCTGATTTTCAAGCAAAGTAGCCATACTAGAACGCTGAAACTCTTCATTCAAACCATCAAGTAAGCCAGTTTTTTCCCATTTAGTAACGAGACCCTTAGCTTCTGCTTGTTGCTTTTTCATCGGAGAGGCGTCTAATAAAGCTTCATTTATGTAGTTTGACATTTATTTTCTCCTAATCTCTAATCAAACCTGCTAGTTTTCTAAACCTGTTAGCAACAACATTTTCTTCAGTAATCACTTTCTGAGATTTCTTAGAAGGTTTTGTTGATGCTATAGGAGCACTAGCAACTTCTTTTAAAGATTTTCGTTTAGGTATTCCGTTATTTTCGTTGAGTTGCTCAGCGACCGTCGAGAATACGAGTTTAATTTCACGAGTAGTTTGGGCTCTATCAAAATTTTCGACTATTTTTAATTTTTGATTGTTGTCCAAACTATACTCTTTAAATAGTTTGTTTGTATAAAGCAATTTAGCATTTAGAATATTAACTTCGTGAAGTTTGTCTTTCAAGAAATGTACAGCTTCTTTATACTCAGCTAATTCATTCACAGAATTATTAGCTATGTGATAAAGTGCTTCTACTTCTTCAGCAGTCAAATCTTCAGTACCATCCTCATCTATTTCAGACTCGTCAAGTTCATACTCTTCTTCAACTTCTTGTTCTTGTTGAATCGGAGCTTGAGCTTGAGGCTGAGCTTGTGGTTGTGGTTGTCTTTGAGCTTCTCTAACAACTGGTTTTTCTTCTGCATCAATTTCTTCTTCAAGTTCTTTGATTACAGAATCCAAATCAAGATTACTCTGTTTACCTTCCCAAACACCGTCACCTTCAGGGTCGTCTAACATTCCACCTGTACCTGCTCCGATAATACCACCGAGAGGTCCACCCACCATATAGCCTAAGCCACTGGCAGCTGCTGGAATAACAAATCCTTCTTCAACATCTGTTTCGTCTGGTACACCATCACCATCTAAATCATCTACAGGAAGTTCATCATCTACAGGAACTTCACCGTCCACTGCAGGTACATCGTCTACAGGAATATCATCTACAGGAATATCATCTACAGGAACTTCGTCACTCGGTAGTTCTTCACCTGTTTCATCATCGATTCCGTCACCATCTACATCATCTTCTTGTAGTTTTGCTGATAGCATTGATTTTAGTTGAGGAGTGAATGCTTCTTCTAAAGCTGCTTTCGCATTTTGTAAAGCTGTTTCACGAACCGCTTTAGCATCTGCTATTGCTTCTTTCAATAAATCACTCATTGATTTTCTCCATTATATTTTATTTTGGAATAAGTTTATTAGGAAACTTAATAATGTTAAGTTATATTTAGACACCGTATAAGGTTACAGACGGTGTATTATAGTTTGTGTATATAAATATATAATTTTTTAAAAAAATTAATAATTTTTAATATTTTTTTTCAACTTTTTGTATAGCATATTTATTTCTTAATTTTGCCATATTCTTTTTTTCTCTACGAATTTTTGAAGGTTTTTCATAGTATTCTTTTTTTCTTAAATCTAAAAAAAGATTACTTTCTTTTACTTTCTTTTTAAGAACTTTTAAAGCTCCTTCTACATTGTTGTTAAAAACCGTTACTGATAACCCTGTCGCTTTGTCTTTAGGTCTTTTCCTAAAGTTCTTTCTTCTTTTCATTTATACCTCATTTTATTTATTTTTTGTATGGTCAAACCATCCCTTGTCATCTAATCCTAAATTGTATTTTTTATCAAAGTCTATAACTTGTTGTGTTGTTAAAGAATCTGCTGGAGTATATTCAGCCGTTGCTCTTGAATCTATATTTAACCAATCATCAGGTTGCCCAAATTCACTTTTATCAATCTTTCCATAAAATCTTTTACCTTCTGGTCTATCTACTTGAATAATGTTAGCTCCTCCATAAAGAGGTTCAGGACTTCCCCATCGGTTTTCAGAATCAAATTGTTTTTTACCTCTAGCATCCCATTGATATTTTCCTACATCTCTATGAGGTAAAGTTAATTTCTTATTATTTACAAAATCATCTTGAGGGATAGTAAAATTATTTTTGTCCACAGCTATTTTCTTTTTATAGTTTGGTTCCCAAGTCGGATGTTGCATTTTAAAGGTCTTCTTTTTGAAATCAGGAAAAGAAAAATTATCTTGAGGATAATCATACATCCAATTATCATATTGTTTTTCAGTAATAGTTTGATAATTTTCTTTTAATTGTTGAATATGGCGTTTAGTTATTTT